TACGTGGCCCGACCCGGACGCCACGGGCTTCCTGGGCATAGCCTGCATGATTGTAGGCTTCCCTACTTTTGGCATCAGCTTTTATAGGAGCATGAAATGAAATTCATTGTTGCCCTTGTTGCCATCATTTTCATTGCTGTGCTAGGCGATGTAGTGCAAGCACACACAGGCTGGGATGTTCGTTACATTACTGGCTTTTGGGGAGGTGCTATTTGGGCCCTGGTATTTTACTCCAAGGAGATCTTTCAATGAACCCGTTTATTCCAATCCTGGTCATTGGCCTTTTCGTCATTGCCCATACCGTGATCAAGATCCGCCAGGTTGATGCTTTCTATCGCTATGTCAAGCAGGACTGCGATCTGCGGTATGAGCGTAGGCGCACTTTGATCCGCAATCACCAAGATCCCAACTCGATTCCGTGGTGCGATGTCAATGCTACGTGGCGTCGTTTCGATCGGTTAGGGTTTTGGGATTGGCGTTTCGAAAGCTGCATGGTCTACGAGGATCGGTAAACAACGGCATTGACGCATCATAGAAGCTCTGTTATATACTACACATCAATCAAGGAGTGAACACAAATGACTTGGAGAAATTGGGCTGCTATGATGCTTGGACTGTTCATCGGCAATCTCATTGCAGAATGGATCAAGCACCACTTCCACCTGTTCGGATACTAGGAGATCCACAATGAGCATGAACATCTGTTTTGAAGCTGTGCGCGAAGTCCAAGTAGTCAAGACCGGCGCGAGATCCGTTCAGACCGAAGAGGCCGCGGTATGGCAAACACCCACTGCGGTGACCTATGCAATCCTTGACGCTGAAGATCAAGTCCAAGCCTATTGTGACTGGGTTCTCAGCAACTCCAAGGATCAGACCTACCCTGTGTTTGAAGAAGATGACCTTTGGGGCGAACGTGAGCCCATTGGTGAACGGACCTTCAATCAAGGGCGGGATCACGTGGACTGGCTTCAGGAGTGGGTCAAGAATCGCATCGATGAAGGCTATGAGATCCGCGCCTATATGATGTAATAAGGCATTGACATACGCCAACACTCCTGCTAATACACAAGCACAACACAAGGAGACACGCAATGAAATATCGCGGATATCGATTCGAAGTTGAAATCGAAGAAGAAGAAGACTGTCGCAAGCGGTTTCACTATGTGGTCTGTGAACGCACGGGCAAGTGGCACCCATTCCATCACAGCCCATATAGCAATCCGTCTGAGGAAGAATTCCAACAATACGTTGATCGCCGTTTCTACAACGAGGAGAACGCTGATGAACTATAACCCTGCAACTCCGCTGGCAATCATTGCTTTCTTTGTGTTCACGTTGAGTTGGATCAAATTGGGCTATGCGCTAGGCGATTGGTTGGACCGTCGAGGTTGGAGTAATAGCACTGTCGGTGCTGTCGTGCTCACCTTCTTGTTCCTGCCTGCGATCCTGCTCACGGGTTTTATCTCATAAATGACTCTAGTTCGAATCTCTCAGTGTGATGTGCTCAAAGCTGTCGATGGCAGATATGAGTCCTGGCGATCATTTAATCTGCACGTAGAAAACGAACACGGATTGAAATTTCTGCGAACTGAGCAAGATATGCTCAGACAAATGGATGTGTTCGAAGTGGTTGATGAAAAAAGAGCCAGCAAGTTCATTCTCAAGTATTGCAGTGAATGACATGAAGATAATCAAACTCACTGACGAACAAGAACTGCGTGTCTTATATGCAGGTCTCTCTGACAGTGATCTCGAACAGGAATTCGGACTATTATATGCAGGAGATCTAATTACCATCAATGACTATCAAAGAGGCGTTCGCGCTGCTTATACTGTCACTGATGAAAAAAGAGCCAGTATATTCATTTTCAAGTATTGTTGAACTCGTTGTATAAGTGAACTGTTATATAAGAACTACTCAACGAACATTCAAATTCAAATGCAAGTATATAGAACAAAGACTTCAAAGTCAATGACTATATAAGCCAATTCATTATAGAGCTAGACCCCGCTGTATATACACACAATCTCGCAGACTGTAAAGAAGCAGAAAGGGTGATTGAAACTTATATAGAAGATAGAGGGTTTGGTATATAGTGGGAGAATTTTTAGAATGAATTGAAAACCATTCTAGCATAGCCTCTCTCCACCGTAGCCAATCCAAATTTTTTTACAGTAAAAAACGTGTGAAAACTGACTCGAAATGACGAATAAATTGGCCAAAACTGGTGGAGAATTCCCCGATTCTTGCTAGTTTTACTGTGGTTTTTTAGTGGGGGCAGTCGTAGTCTAGAACCAGATCTTGTCCCACTACTGCTAAGACCCCGCTGTGCTGTTGCGTGTGGGACTGCGTATATACAAGGATCTCTCTATACGATGATCTCTCTATACGATGTTCTCTATATATAGTCAAAAAAGGTTGTCTACGTGTGTTGACATGCTCGTGAGTGTGTGTTATATATACACAATGAACACGCGCTCGCACTTGTGCGCGTATACAAGGAATTGATCATGGACAGGAATGTCACTTATGTAAACTTTGAGACCGGTCATCGGTTAGACATTGATCATTGTTTGTCTGCGGACACACTCAACGATCTCGCTTATACTGTCGCAGTTCTCGAGCGCATTGACTCGGCTGCTTCAGTTAAGATGAGTGCAGAAGATCAATATCGATTTGTTTGGCTCGCGGACATCTGTGAACAATATCTCGACCAATTTAATCGAATTGATGGGGATCAATACTGGAATGAAATGCCCTTTATTGAAGTTACAACACTAGAAGGAGAATCTGATAATGAATGATCGTTTTACACCCTTAGACCGCTTGTTTCAAGACACTGGTCGAAGAAAAAGATTCGACGACGATGATCTTCCCGAGGATGAACTCGACGGCTTTGAAGAAGTCGATCTCGATGAATGGGAAAAGTCCGAAGAAGAACTGTTCAGTGGGACTTGGAAGGATGAGATCGGTTATGATCCCCGCACTGCTCGGGATGATGATTGGAATTGACTTTCCCATAATCGTTGTATAACATGGAAATTGGCTGCTGTCAAGTGGTCAATTTCCTTTTGGTGGGATTTGCCCCACTAGGAGGAAGGAGATCGTGCTCCCAGTCTGTGGGGCGAAGGTCTAGAGTATATACTGTGGGGCAGGCAAATAAATCACTTGACACCGATCAGAACCATTAGTATATAGTGCGAACTGGAACAAGGAGTAACAGCTATGCGAATTTCGGAGTGGTCCACAACTCGTCTTATGGAAGCGGAATCGGAGATTCGTGAGCGCATTCGTAGCCGTGCGGCTGATGACAATGATCATCTCTTGCTCTACGACATCGAGCAGGAACTCATTGATCGTGATGATCCCTCGCTGTATGACGATCGCGCAGATCAGTTTGCGTGGGAACAGGATCAGGACTTGCTCGACGACTACAACTATGTTGGTTCTCGGCTGCATTACTAATTGACAGGCTCTGTGCAGATGCTAGTGTCATTGCACAGAGTACACAAGACCCCGCTGCTCTACTCTTAAAGGATTTAGTGATGCAGTGCTATAAGATCTCAGCAGAACATATCAAACGCAGTGCTGCAAGGTCAGTGCTGGCCTATGCTGATGCACAAGGTATTGATGTCATGCACTGCGGACCGGACGATGTGTTCACTGATCTTTTTCACTGTGTGGTCGAGGGCAAGCGCAACGCCAACAAGATCCGCGATCGCTTTTGGGAACACAACCACGGCGCTTACTGTGCGGTTGTTGCTTGGCAGGAAGAGGACGACGAAGATGCTTCATGGCTGTAACTTCATCGAGCGGTGGATTCTTCGCCGTGCTATTCGCAAGATGATTCGTCAGGGACCTTGGTGGGAAGGTAATGTCACTGAGGTATATGCGATGATCTACGATCGTTGTCGGGAAGTGTTCTGGGAGGACAACTACCCTACTCGTGTTTATTACCTTCGGGAATGTTTTGAAAAGGCCACACGTTATGTTCGGTAAGCAATGGCAATTGATCAACACGTTTGGTCGCACTGAAGTATCCACGGTAGAGCTGCCCAATCTTCCCGGATTTGATTTGGGATATCGGTTCGAAACCTGCGTGTTCTTCCGGGACGGATCGAGCGAAGTGGTCGCACGGTATCAATCCCAGGCAGAAGCCACACTGGGTCACAGGACAGCCTGCGCCCGATACGGCACATAGACTGGGATTCTCAATCTAACCGGTTTGGTTATGCAGTCTAACTGTATGACCTAGCCGGCATCGTGATCAGACAATAGCTTGGATTTTGGAAGATGTCAACCTGATTTTTTGTGCCCCACGCAGAAAGTTTAGACTAGTCTTAGAGCGTTGTGGGGAGAGCTTGCCCCACGGCAGTATATGAGGCAGGAAAAAAGATTAGTCTGAGCGGCATTTTTTTATTGACGGGCGAGCACACGATGTTAAAACAGAGGAGTAGGCAGCGATGTTGCTGCTACTACGCAACGGAGTAAAGCATATGAAGACGTTTACTGTTGCTGGTGTCAGCAAGCTCAACGGCCAGTTCAAGGCGCGCTTTGCCAACGACATCACTCGCGTGAAGGTGCTGGACAAGAACGGCCACACCGACATCAACTTGATCGAGCTGCCCTACGCCATGGACAAGCAGGACGCGGTCGACCACTTGCTGACGCTGCCCGCGTTCAGCACGGACACGGCGATCATTGCTGCGATGCACGCCGTGCTGGGCAATCCGGTGCCCAAGCCTGCTGCTGCTCCTGCTGCTGCTGTCGAGGAAGCTGTCGCTGAAGAAGCGCCGGCTGCGACTGTTGCAGAAGATGAGCCCGTTGTCAACACCGAAGTTGACGACAAGATCATCGAGCTGCCCGCTGCTGCAAAGCCCAAGCGCAAGAGCAAGGCCGCCCAGCAGATGGAAGACTGGGCTGCTGCTGCTGACGCCGAAGACGCGCAGCTCGAAGCCGAGAACGCTGCTGCTGAAGAAGCGGGCGAAATCGCAGCCTAACACAAAATGGAGCAAGTGTCAAGGCGCTTGCTCCATTTTTTTGGCCTCGTGTGCCCCACGGGACTGTAATGTTATCTGCAGACAAATCTGTGGGGTGACAAAATAGTCGTTGACAAGGTTACAACTGCACACTATAACAAGGATGCAGGCAAAGGAGCAAGCAAATGGCATTTTTCGATATCGCAAAGATCAAGCGCAAGACGGCCAAGCGCCGCAACAACGAAGCCGACACTGACGACGTGGTGCTCACGGCTGAACAGCAGCAGATCCTCGCCGCAGTCAATGCCGGTCGTTGGGGTTGCCAGGACTCCAGTGTTCGCGCGCTGGTCACTGCAATCACGGGCATCGACTGTACCGAGAGCAATGAAGTCGGTCCTTACAAGAAGGGCACGATGGTTGTGCGAGCAGGCGAGACTCTGCTGATCCGCAACATCGACCACGACGGCGATGCCGAAGTCTATACTGCCAATGGCGGCACGACCGTCGCCGACGGTCGCTGCAACTTGCACCCGCTGGAACTGGCCGACGGTGTGCGCTACGCTACGGACGCAGAGATCGATGCGTTCTTTGGCGCTGCCTAACTAAGCACACTGCAAGCGAGTCAGCAATGGCTCGCTTGCTTTTTGTCTTGCAGGACCCCGCTGTTGTACATACACACTTGTAGAACTCTTTGTGGGGCAAGATCTTTTCCGCTTGACACTCTGCAGCCAATCTACTATGTGTAGTGCAGCAAGCAAGGAGCAACTACAATGAACAAGTATATGCAAGCAGCACGCGAGAACGTAGATCGTCACATCGGCGATTGCATTACTGCTGACACGCTCGAGGACACCGAGGAGGGGCGCGCCGAGTTCTATGACAATGTGTGGGTCCTCGCGTTTGACGGCGCCAAGGATGCGGGTGCTGGGATGCAAGAGTCGCGCGCTATTGCTAATATCGTGAAGCTTGAATACTAACACAGAAGCAAGCGGGTCAGCAATGGCTCGCTTGTTTTTTTATCCTAGTGTGTCCCACAGACTAGGTCTACGACCTAAGAAACTTATACTGGGAGCAGAAAAATAGTCATTGACACAGTGATCCTAGTTCGCTACAAACACTGCATAAGGAGACACAACATGGATTTGGTTCAGCAGGTCAAGAAGTATGTCAAAGATCACTACAACGAGGACAACTTGGACATCATCTACGAGACCTTTGAGGACTCTGAGCTCGCAGACTTGATCAAGGACTGTGCAACCTTTGAAGCTGCGATCGCTGAGGTCAAGTCCACTGCCGCACTCCAGGCAGAGGTCTGCTACGGGCGCGGGATGACTCCTGATTGGTGAGTCGCATCGTTGCATTATATGCATAGCTGAGTTGGCGTGGGATGTCAACCAGTTTTTTCTTGCCCCACACAGGTTTTTCTAGGTTTCTCGCCTAACCTGTGGGGAGAAGCTGCCCCAGTCACAGGTTTTGCATCCTAGGATATTCTTTGTGGGGACGGCATTTTTTCTGTTGACCTATGCAGCAGCGATGCTAAAACAGTGGAGTAAGCAGCAGCTTACACATAAAAGGAATACGCTATGGCCACTATTGAACGCAAGATGTCGTTTCCGTGCCGCAATGAGCTTGACGCGATTGTGCTCGGATTGGAACTGATCACCAAGGGAGCCATCGCCGGCGACCGCATTGATCCGGATCCGAAGTTTGAGCACAAGGACGATCACGTTGTCCTCAATGCCACGATGTTCCTGACCGAAGAGCAGGATGCGATGTTCCGGGAACTCGAGCAGCTGATCAATCAGACGGAGTCCATGGAACTGCCCGTGACTTTTGCGGGACATCCTACGCTGCAATAATTCACAATTTCATAGCGAACCTTAGAGCGGACGGGTGTTGGGACCTTGTCCGCTCCTTTTTGATCTTAGAATGCCCCACGAAAAGCAGCTAATACGCGACTAGTCTAGTCTGGGATGCAAACGACTTTTTATTTTTACTCACTGTAGTTTTCGGTTGCAGCAGCCCGCGATCCTGCTAGTATAGCAGCAACAGCAAAGGAGTAACGGCAATGGCACAATGCACCAATCCTCGTCACCGTGAAGAGTCGTGGTGGCTCCACGATGCTCGCGGCATTCCTGTCGGTCGCGTCTGCGATGCCTGTGAGGACACGGTCCGCGCCAAGTATCGCTTGGACATCTTCGAGGATCCGAACTACCACGCGGACGAAGAGATCGAGGAGGATCGATGGTGATCTTTTGGTCTCTGTTGCCCCACAGACTAGGTCTACGACCTAAGAAACCTGTTGTGGGGACAGTCTAAAAGTGCTAGTTCTAGTTCAGGGCCGAGCTCTGACTCAAGAAAAAGTCGCTCCCAAGGTGCCTAAGTTTACGTCGTGCATTCTTCGCTGGGGCGACATTTTTTCTGCTTTTGAGCTAAAATAGTTCTTGACTGCTGCGCTGTTAGTGCTAAAACAGACGAGTAAGCAAAGGAGGACATTAACGCAGTGTTGCCAGTTCCTGCGGAACATCAAATGATCCTGATCGTATCGCTAGCGTGCTCCTTTGCCTTTTGCATTGTTACGCGCTAAAGGATCCATGGAACTGAGAAAAGCCCGGCAGTGATGTCGGGCTTTTTGGTCTCTGTCTGTGCCCCACGAAAAGCAGCTAGTATAGCGGCTATCTCCGCCGGGATGCAAACGACTTTTTATTTTTACTCAGCGTAATTATCAGTTGACAGGATCCTAGCGGTGTTGTATAACGTGTACATAAGGAGCACACATCATGGCACGAGAACAGGATCATGTCGGACTCAGCGATTGCTGCACTCAGTACGGCGATCTCGCAGACTACTCCAAGACTCAGGCCGCATTCGCTGCTGTTCAAGGGGCTATGAAATGAACAACTACCTCATCGTCGGCATCGTGTTTGTCCTCTGTGCTCTTTTCACTGTATACCTCATTTGGACCGCACCTGAAGGTTGGGAAGACGAACAGGGCTTTCACCTCGGCACGCCGCCCAAGGATCACACCGATGATTAACTTGGCGCACGACAACTACTCACGTGAGCGAGTAGGATACTTCGTGTTCGCACCGGCGACGCTGCACGACGACACCGTCACCCAGGCAGTGATTGTCAACGATCCTACGGCATCAGGTTGCCCGCCATATCGCTGGTCGCCCTCACCAAACAACAGTCGCGGCCACGAGTTTGCCACCCGGGAAGCTGCAACGTCATGGATCAAGTCAGCCGCCTGCGCCTACGGCAGCTACGACCTTGCAATGGTCAACACTGCCTCAGCAGAGATCATCGCTGTGAAGTTTGTGAACACACAGACCGCAGAGGTCATTGAGTGACACCACTGGACCCCGCTATATAGTCTAGACGATCTAGAAATTCCTACTGGGAACAGGTTGACAGCCCGTGCTCCTTGCCGTATACACACTACAGCAAAGGAGCAAAGCAAATGGCCATTAGCATTGTAAGCAACAAGGAAAGCAAGGAGCACTGGGACAAGGGCACACTCAGCGACATTGTGCTCATTGACGAAGTCTCAGGTGTTTGCGTCTGCGGCACGGGGATTACTTACTTGGAGAGTTTTGGCGAGGACGGCCTCGAACTTGAGGAAGGTGACGAGGGTTACTTGCAGGACGTTTACGACGAGTGGATTGAGCTTGCTGAAGCAGGCGAAGAAGGCTTTACGATTGTGTAGAAAAACTAGCGCACTAGCAATAGTGCGCTATTTTTTTAGTCTTGACTACCCCACGGAGTATTGTTAGAATGTCTCTTAGTTTGTGGGACAGACAATTCTTGTCTTAGACCTAGGTCTTTGTGTAGATCACGACCTCAACAAAATCAATGACTTCCCAAGAGACTACAGTAGTGTTCTTGACTTTCTCTAGTGGGAAAGTTAGACAAAATCTTCTTAACGCTTAGACACAGATATTATTCTACAAATTTCTTAGAAACATTCTAGACTATCCCACGAGCAAAGTCTATACTACATCTACACACTGTGGGAGCTAAAAAAATTCAACGCACACTGTCTCCCCGTGTAAAGCAATGTGCCCTACAAGCTAAGAAAGTGTGGCGCACACGCAATAATATTACTGTGTGTGCTTTGATTATTACACTAGCACCTTCCCCACTACAACGCAAGAGGTTTCTAAGGTCTCTAGTGGGAAAAACAATGTCCCACTTAAGGTCACGAAACCTTAGAATAGCCCGTGGGAAAGCTAGGGCCCCAAGCACACGCAGTAGTGCATGTAGAAAAAAAGTGTGTGGCACAAAAAAACTGCTTGCTAACTGCACAGCACACAGCTATACAAAACATGCAGCAACTACGCGCTAACGCACACAACACTGCGCGCACACAGCTACACAGCACTGCAAGCTGCTGTTAGTGCTCTCAAAGCACAAGCACGCAAAAACAAGCAGCACGTGAGGGAATGCTTTACGCACTGCAACAACAAAAACTGGACTGCAAAATACACGCTTGTTAGCGCAAACGCTGCAAAGCTGTTTAAGTAGCACAGGGCAAGCGCACTAGCAATAGTGCGCTTGTTTTTACAGCGTGTGCTCACACCAGCACACACAGTCTACCTCTTACTGTGTGTGGGGAGGATGAGCTCCCACAACACTGTTTTATTCTGCAGAGCTTACAAGCACACAGCACTGGGACACTGACGCCCCAAGCACACGCAGTAGTGCATGTAGAAAAAAAGTGTGTGGCACAAAAATAACTCTTGCACTACCAACACAGACACGCTATACACACGTTAACAACAAAAAGGTATCGCTATGTATAGTCCAGACTACAGCTACGGTGAGACCAGCACCAATCCACAAGAAGCCAAACTGATGGCACTGGACAGTGCGGGCCAAGACCTGCACCATGCCATGAACAGCATCGATCCTGATCGCAGTTGGTCGCACATCGATGTGCCTGAGGACGAAGAAGAAGCAGAGCGTTACATTCGCCAGACGCTGTTTGCTATGATCCAGCACATTGAACGTGCGGGCTACGACATTGCTGCGATCAAAAAAGAGTTTGCAGCAGCTTAGTTAGTATGCTACATACACTGCATAGCAACGCACACTAGGACACAGACAATGTATTACTTGATCATGCTGTTGGGTATCATGCTTGCAGGCAGCGAAGATCCTACTGCTGTTACTGTGAGCTGGCTGGATCTCACTGTCAATGTCGTGGGCGTTGTGATGTTTGCATGGGGAGTGCGCTGTGTGCTGCAAGCACAGTCACACACTGCGCATCACGCAGGCTACGATACTAGCGTGTGAGATCTCACACTGCGTAGTAGGAGTTGGTAGAGAGCCTGTAGTGTGAGCTGCCACACTGCGTATTTTGAGCAGGAAGAGAACGTGTAGTGGGGAGGGTGATGCCCCACAGGCAGAGGTAGGGATCAGAGGCCGAGGTGGTGGGGTCGGAGGTGCTTTTTTGCTTGCACACTGCTGCGCTAGCTGCTAGCTTGTCTAATTCTCTTCTCTCAAACCCCTAAAAACCCACCCCAGTTAGATGTATTTCACCAGGGGTACGGTTCTCCGGATCTCTATATTTTTGCGCGGCAATTTTTTTACACACACTATAGACCGCCCTTAAAAACTCTGGACTAGAATAGATTCACAGTGGTAAAAATTTTGCGCGCTAATTTTTTCTCGCTTATATATGTCGGCTAGTGCGCGATGAGCGAGCGCAGTGCGGCCTCGTCGCAATCGTCGCCGGCTGAGCGAAGCTCACTTCACTACACGAAAACGGTATCTGCCAAAACCCAACACAAACAGTGTTAGATCTTGCTCACTGTGAAAATATAGTCTGAAAGTCACGTCCCATGTACTTGTACGATGCTCATATAAGTCATAGTAGAGCTCACGTTGATCACACCATGTTTCTATAGCTGTTCGCACATCTTTGGTCAGATACGGACTTCTGCTGGAAAACGGTGAACTAGTAGCGTGGAACTCTAAGTGCATTAGTCAAAGCTGTGATTGTAAGTGAGTGCAAACAATGTTGCAATCTTATCAGTGGGAAACTCTACTATAAAGTAATCTGAGTCATAGGGATCTATATAGCTAGTTGCTGTGGTATTGTAGGTTTGTGCCCACAAGTCAATCTTGTAGTGATAACTCATTTCCACTACACGCATACCACCGGGATATGTTCGTACTCTAGGTAATCTAATGTTCACATACTAATTTAGTGTATACTAGTCCAAGCCAAGCCAAATTAGAAATAGGCATAACCAGTGTAGTATAAAGTAAACGGGAATGGCAAAGATCACAAAGGCGATCATACAACCCACTGTTTGATCATCTAGGCTTACTGTGGGATCACCAGCGGCCCAACCTAGTTCACTTGTACAGTGAGGGCAACGGGAGGCATTGATTTCCACGGGCATTTTGCAAGCGTAGCATTCTATTTTGCTCATTAGAGTGTCCTCATGGTAATGTTGCGATCAAGCCAGTGTAGCTCGCTTTCGGGTTGAGCGTCAGTGACTGTGTCTTTGTAGACGGCGCCTTCGATTTCTCTGATCATCAGTGTGGAACTAAGTTCGCTTTCGGGCCATTGTTTTTTTAGACTTTCTCGTGCTAGTCCCTCTGCTTCCGCACGACTTCGTGCCCAGCAGTGTCCAAGAACAGTTGAGGTCTCGCGGGCTTCTTGGTTATAAAGGGTACCCGCGTAGGCGAAAGGTGTATAATCTTTGTTCATGCTGTTAATATAGCATGGGGGGCAGTATGTGTCAAGTGTTTATTATATGCTTGGTTAATAGGGGTAAAATCTGTTTTACCGTTTTCTGCTGCGCAGGCGCTTCGCGCTCTCTGGCCTCTTACCCTGATCAGCTAAATAAAACACTAACCAGCAAGGAACTATGATGCCCGATTCTCAACGTAAAAAGACTGATGCTCCACAAAAAGCTCGTCCATATGCTGATCCACATGCAGCCTCTGATTTTGATATTCATATTGATCAGCCAGGTGGGCCGGTTCCTGCTACTGTTAATCCCTCCACAGAGAAATCAAAGAGCAGCGCAGATGAAAAGCCAAAGGGCAGTCCTGAACTAAGTCGTGCTAGTGCCACTGATACTCGTGCAAAAACTGCAGGGATTACTCCCACAGATGATATGCGTAACATGCTTAACCGTATGCAGGACATTGATACATCTGATGAAATTGACGATGCGGAAGCGGCTCGACGTGCCGGGCACATGGATGTAGCAGACGAACTTACACCCGTTGAAGCACGTAGAGTACTTCCTGAGTATGACACATTGCCCGCAGTGATTCGACAGGACCTTGCTGTAATGAATCAAGAGATTGTCGCTGACACTGATGTTGTTCCTGATTGGCACACTATTGCCAATCTACCGGGTTATATGCAACGAGCTATTCGTGCCATGGGACGCGGTAACTTTAAAATGTTTACCAACACTCCTTTAGAAGAAATCATTACCATTGCCAATGTGAATTCGCAGGGACCAAACAGTGATCGAGAACTTAATGCTGTCGTAGGTTGGTTAAAGAACAATGGTCAAGACATGGGAGATGTTCACATTGACTATAGTCGCATTATGCCAGGGTATGCGCCCCGTGTGCGAGAATATCGCACAGAGGATACTCGGTTTCATGTAGTCATGGACGATTTTGGTAAATACATCTATGCATACCCCGAGAAGGATGCAGTTTCACTAGAGCCGACTCGATCCATCGGGCATGGCAGCAATGAAATTGAATATGACGACTACGGGGCACCAATTAAGAGAATTAGAGAAACTAAATCTATGAAAAACAAAATTTCCATTAGCGAATCGATTCGCGGTCTAGCAGACAGACTAGCAGAACTCGAAGCACCCACAGACGAACAGCTCAACAACGAGATTTTTGAATCGTTGGGTATCGAAATTGACGAAGCTAACATTCGTAAAGTTCGTGATCCCGAAACAAAGCGTATGGGATGGAAGTCAACTGAAGAAAAGCCTTACTCTTCGTTGGAAAAGATTTTAGGTGCTGCACCGGGTGGAAAGCAACTATATCAGATGTTGCATAGAAATAAAGAACTATGGCGCTTAGACGCAGATGCACAATGGGGTTCAGTTCCGTTCCGCGGTAATGGCAAAGATGTTGCTTGGACACAGTTTAAAGATCACCCAGATAAGTTTATTGTTGTCATAGGAGAAACTGGTGTTGCCGCCGTCAAACCCAGCGAACAACAGATTGCTGCTCAGGCTGCTAAAGCAAGAGCCAAAGGTCAGATCTATAATCCAGCCCGCGATAATACACTAAAGTATCAGGTCAAAGTGTTTACTGCCAAGGGAGCTGTTCCTAACCAGTTAATTGCTGCTCCGCCCAAAGATGATGACAAAGACGATGAATATCCAATGCTTCATAGAGGTCGCGGCGGTCTTCCTACTCGTTCAGATGCCGATCGTAATCCAAACAATATCTTTGATAGACTCGCCGAAGTAATCGGTTATCCAAGTAAGATTGTTTATGCACAAGATGCTGTACCACGCGAAAAGATGGCTGCTCGTGCAGAACGCGATAAAGACACTACTAAGACTGTAGATGTTAACACAGTAATGACTAAACTACAACCAATTTTTGGTCGTATGGTACAACAGACATTGGGCCGTATTGGTCCACAAATTGCAAGACTGTCGCAGGCCGGAAACTATGATCAAGCACAGAAATTGACACAGTCAGGTCAGAGACTACAATTACTTTCGACTGCATTGGATACAGAAAATCCAGATTGGACCGGCGGCGGAAATAACTCACCAATGCGTGATTATGGTCGCTTAGTAGCAGCCAGCGTTACTGAAGTCACAAATGCTATGAGCCCTCAAGAAAAGAACGATTTCTTAATTGCTATTACCAGCGGTAAAGCAGCAGAATTAAGTGATTTATTGAGTGTAATGCGAAATAAACTATTTAAAATTTACGAACTACCGAGATATTAATCAATGCGTATTCGAGAACTAATAGTCGAGTCTAAACTTGTTCTACTTGAAAATCTTACCAAAGGTTCTCAAAATATTCTGCGTAATATTAACCTAGTTTCTGGGATTGCTGACCAATTAAGATACGATCACACTGTTCCGCATCAATTATCTAAAAAATTTCAAAAGATGCAGGACAACGAAGTAGCCGAATGGTTCTTAAATGAATTAGATCGTATGGAGCAAGAAGGTGCAAACGGAGTTAGCTACAGCCGAGACGGTAAGCTAAACATGTGGATTGCTCTTAACTACTCCAGTGGTGCCGATGTTTGGGAAGACATCGAAGGAGAGTTGCAAGATACGTTAGCCGACTACATAGCTCTTCGTAATCGCAATCTCTTAGATGAGCGTCATGCAGACATTCAAAAATTTAAAGGTGTTAAAGCATTACACCGCTATCTAGTTACTCATTATCACGGTGCTCTTGCAGACCTTCGTGACACTCTCGCTAAATCTGCTCTTATTAAAAATCCTCGTTCAGTATTGATTGCAGACGAACCAGAATATAAAATTTATCTATTACAAAACAGAGCAGCAGCAATCATTCACGGAAAAGGTGCAACATTCTGCACTGCAAATTCTCAAAGTGATGCTAACTGGAAAAGTTATTCTTCTAGAGGTCCAATTTTTGGATTAATTCCAAAAGGTTCGATGGTTAAAGGTCCTGCAGGAATGTTTCGTGTTGATCCAAACGCAGGAATGGTTCCTGAAAAATTCCAATTCGATGCTCCGTCGCATAGTTTTAAAGACTATCTAGATCATCAATGCAAGCCTATTACCATTAAAGAACGGTTTCCTTATTTGTTAGACGATCTAATTAAAGGTATGGAAGCTAACCGAGCAGCAATAGAAACTCCTAGTGAGGATCCGAAAAACCCAATTCTAACCTACGATGTCACTAAAGCAATTCAAGATCTTAAGTCGAAACTAGCGGAATTTTGGACTGATAAAAAACGCCCTGCTCCTATGTCAGAAGAAGATCAAGCAACTATTGCTTGGTTCGAAGAACATTTCCAACCTGGTGATATGCTTGTTATGACAAATCCTCGAGCAACTCCGCGAGTTGAATTTGTAGGTATTACCCAAGAAGGCTACGAGTTACGCAAACCAAATGATCCGGATATTTACATAATGCCGAAACTGCGTATTGCTAAGAGAAATAAAGAAGCTTGGGAATTAAGAAATAACCCGGAAGCCGCAGCCCAAGGCGAGCCAGAAGGCGAAGAACCTAACTTATAATTTGTAAGATAGTTTCGATCTTTGTCCGAGTAGTACGATTCTGCAATGTTGTCTTAACACCTTGATGTAGGGGTTTTGGCCAAGCATCAAGGCTGACCCAAGCATAGCCTGCATGTTCCTCATTTAGTAAAGGAATGAATTCGTCAGGTGTGATTAATATATAAGTGTTGTAATAGAATAGTTCATCGTTGGAACTGTATAGTTCTATGGGAATGGTCTTTTCTATTGCGGGTCTTACACCTAGTTCTTCTTGAATTTCTCGTAGCAATGTATCGTAGGGAGTGGTATCGCAGGGTTCTTTTTTACCGCCTGCTATTCCCCAAGTGCCTGCTGTGCGGCCCTGTGTTCGCAACAAGAATAAGAAACGTTTAGTGGATCGAGAAAGAAACAGACCGCCCGCGCAGGTAATCTGCTTTTTTATAGCACCAGTCTCCACTGTATCGCTTCGTAAACTCCTTCGTAACTTTTCATCCATGATTCGCCGTTCCACATATATTGTACACCAGTACGACTGTTAGTTATATATGTAGGACCTTGATTTATCGCACTTGTGAATATGGTATTCCATTTTGTGCCGTCCCATTGTACAATATCATTGGCGTTGGCAGTGAAATAACTGTTATCTTGATTTTGCCAAGCAGCTACTTCGCTGTTTAAATCTTCTAATAACAGATATCTAGTATCAGTGGTAGGCCAACCTAATGAACCATTTTCCTGTATAGGACGCGGATCATAAGTTTGAGGATTAATGATTGCGTCAATGGTTCCTCGAGGATTAAGGTCATTGCGATCAGTTAACAGCGTATTCATCGGAATAGTATCGGAGTCCCAAGTCACTTGCATAACAGTTTCGTCTGTGGGATTAAGAGTGATACGACCTACAATTTCATTACCGTCGGGTTTCATTAGTCGTATCTGACTCAATCCAGCAGTGAATACTCCTGGATATTGATCAAGAATGCTGTTCCAATTCACAATAGGACCTAACACAGACGGAACACTTATTGGATCTGAATTTAAATTCGTTCTTGATGACTTTGGACTGACTAACTTAGCAGTATTATCTAGAACTAGTAATCCAAGATCTCCCAGTGTGGTTCCTTGTATACTAATAGGATTATTGCCGGCGAAGAAGTCCATAGTCTGTCCGTCTACAATGGGTTGTAGTCCAGCAGCAGTTCCTGGTGGTTCATCGAATATAGAGGAAATAATTTTAGTAATAATTCCCAACTTCTTAACTTTGGCCGGAGGAGTGATCCATATCGGTGTAGTAAAATTCAGTGTGGCGATATCAATATCTTGCTCGACTCCCTGCGGAATCTGTCTGGATGAAAACGTCATATCTGTTAATTCTACAAGACTGAGACTGGTCCAATCGAGAAAATTGTTACTGGATTGAATTTCCATTGAAGGATTAAACAATACTAATAATTGTTCTAATATCTGCAGTTTTTGATCAGTGTTAGTTGTCCATATATCTGCATTAAATTTCAAATTAAATGGAGTAGGCATAATACGCTCAATGGTATAATTTGCTCCCTGCACATTTAGATATTCTTGACCGTGTTCATCATAGGCACGTTCACGTATATTAAATTTGCTTACATAAGTAGGATCTGCTAGTCTATTACGATCATATTCCATTGCTTTAATATAGCAGGCAATAAATGGTGCGCTCTGCACAACATTTTCCGAGTTCTTCTTTAAAATCTGACCAACTTGTCGATTCATATCTCCGTAGCGCACAGGAATCTGTACTAGATTACCTTGTCCGTCTTTATATGAGAAATTGCTCATCAATCGCATAAACTGCGTTAGATATCGTTTGATCTGAAAATCGTAAAAATATTCCATTAATTATCGGCCTTGGGTTTGAGTATTTGACTTAGTGCTTGACGTTCTTGTACTACCTTCCCTGCGATAGTAGCTGTATTATTGTTGTTAATAAATCCAGTACGTTGAGTTTGTCTTAGCTTTGTTGAATATACACTTACAGAAGTATCTTCATTAGGTACTGAAGGATCATAATTGTTGGTCATTGTCATACGTACACTTTCATCAAATTTAATCCAATGTGTACCGCTCCAGCGGAATAGAACATTAGGAAAGAAATCTGTTCTTAAATGAAACTGCCCAGTTACTGTTTTGTCAGTAGGAAAACTAGTACCAAATGTATATGGAGCACCATTAGGTGGTCGACCAGTACCTGTAAGATATCCTACATAGTAGTTTTTAGTAGGACTTCTTAAAGTCATCGAAGCATCAACAATTCCTTCCAATGAATCAATCGAAGCATCAGCATCAGTTTGCGAAGCATCTTCATGTGCTATAGTACCATCGGGATTTAATGGAACAACATAGTATTGATGAGTATCATAACCGCTGAGTGCTGCGTCTGCTTCTGCTTGTGCAATAATTGAATTGTTGATTTCAATGCTGGTATTATACGTTGAGATGAGATCTCTCAGAGTCGAACCGTCACCTGCGCCTGCATCAGCACCTAGTATCTGACTGTATTCTTGACTATCAACTAAAGGTACACATTTAACACGCAATAAGTGAGGATGCCAAGTCGGGCTATATCCGTTAGCAGCACGAGTCACATCTTGTACTACATAAAATCTTTTAAGAGCAACCATAGCGTCATCTAGGGTGTATTCATCCTTTAAGTGAGGCAATTCGATAACATCACCTGACATAAGTTTACGTTCAATGGTATCTACACAATTTCTTAGATGGAAATGAATAAAAATGTTATCATTATTCAACATTATACCAAACTGACTTAGATTAAAATCTAAGTCCTGCATAGTATAAATTCCTCGCATTACGAATACATTAGGATCATAACTGCGATCCCGGTTTTCCATTAGTATCACATCTTGAATTCCAAGTTCGCCGAGGGGATTGCTTTGATTAGGAACTCCTGGAGATGCATCGCCCGCTGATGGCTCAACAGGGCCAAGGTACTTGTGTACAAAAACATCAGTACCACCAATCTGAAACTGTTGTTCGATCATACGATCGATATATCTAAAATTATTTCCCTTCTCGGGCCGGTACATTGATAGTCTTGGCATACTCCTATTTAGCTAAATAATTGTATGAGCACAATTGAACAAGCACGCCAACCTATAGTTGATTACATCAAGGCTATGCTAGGTGACGGTATGATTGACGTTGAACTAGATCCAGTTCACTACAATACCGCTATTGATAAAGCATTTGCCAAATATCGTCAACGATCATCAAATGCTGTAGAGGAAAGTTGGGCGTTCCTTACAATGGAACAAGATACCAACGAATATACACTAAGCCAAGATGTTATCGAAGTGCGAGATGTATTTCGCCGATCGATTGGTTCTAGAACAGGTGGTGGAGATACAGGTTCATTATTTGAACCATTTAACTTGGCTTATTCAAATACCTATCTACTAAGTTCTAGCAACATGGGCGGATTAGCTACTTACTATGCGTTTGCTTCTTATCAAAAATTAGTTGGTAAGATGTTCGGTAGTTACATTATGTTTACTTGGAACCCTAGCACCAAGAAGCTAGTGGTTCAACAAAGACCTAGAGGCGAAGAAACTCTATTAATTTGGTGCTATAACTACAAACCAGACTTTGTTCTGCTCAACGATCCATATGCAGGCATTTGGCTCAAGGATTATGCACTTGCACAATCGAAAATTATCCTAGGACAAGCACGTTCGATGTTTTCTCAGATTGCTAGTCCGCAGGGCGGAACTACACTCAACGGCGATGCTCTTAAACAAGAAGGCGAAGCTGCTATTGAACGATTAGAAACTGAATTGATTAATTATTCGGAAGGTGGCAAACCAATGTGGTTTGTTGTAGGATAACCGATGAAAATTAGAGAACTTTTTGAATCTAAGCACGAACTTTCGCACAGTGCCAAAGGTGCCCTGCCTAACCTAACCACCTGGAATGATGTTAACAATAACAACGATCCATACAAAGCATTGAGATTCGGAATGATGATTGCAGGTGCACCTGATTTTGAAGCAGACACACATCACGAAGGTCCTGTCGGCGGTCAGTTTGCTACTCTATCATATAGCAATGCAGACGACACAATTTTAAATGCAGCTGGCAAGAAAATGGGCATTAAAGGTAAAAGAATAACTGCTCGGTATTCTACAGAGCACGAATCCACAGGTAAAACAAGTCCTGTTGCAGATTGGCAAAAGAAAACAAAAAAGTAATTGACCGTTGATTCTTAATCATGTATAATGCAAACATGATTATAGGAATTTCTGGCCTGATTGGATCAGGCAAAGACACTGCCGCAGACTATCTCTGCACAGTACACGGTTTTAAGCGCATGAGCTTCGGGGCATCTCTTAAAGATGCAATCTCTGTTATATTCGGATGGGATAGAGATCTTCTCGAAGGGTCAACTAAGCACAGCCGAGAATGGCGTGAGCAAGTTGACGAATGGTGGGCAACTCGATTAAACATTCCCGATCTCACTCCTCGTTGGGTTCTACAGCAATGGGGAACAGAAGTTGCTCGCCGAGGATTTCACGACGAAATTTGGGTAGCATCAGTCGAACGAAAACTTCTTAATGTCAAAGACGACATTGTTATCACAGACTGTCGGTTTATCAACGAAATGATAGCAATTAAAAATGCAGGCGGCATCACTGTTCGAACACATCGAGGTACGGATCCGACCTGGTTAGAGTTTGCTGCTGTGTTAAACAATACCGAAGACGAAGCAATAAAATCTCGGTGTTTAGAAATTCTCAATGAACGAAATGTCCATGCTAGCGAATATTCTAGTGTCGGTTTTGAGTATGATGTTCATTTAGACAATGACGGATCAATTGATGATCTTCACCGTCAGATTAGAAGTCAGGTACTAGGTCTCCCTGACGCCACGGAAGTCTAAGAATATGCAGTATGCGTTGACAATTAGCGCATACTGTTTTTAAATTAGTAATATGACAATTTGATGGTTCTCCGTCTAAATAAAAGACGTTAAACTGTTGTGGATACCGGCTTTCGAATCCACATTTATCACATTTACATTTCATTCTGTATCCGGACTGGTACCACAAAGGTTTTCCAGTTTTTCTTTTGCGACCGCAGTGATCACACTTGGTACGATAAAACGTCCTCCCATCTCGATGATAGTTGATTGCCACGGGTCGAGTACCACATATTTTACATAGAGTTCGCATTTAAGCCCTTTTTGGTTCCCTTTCATTGTATTTAACTGGTATATTTTTTACCAACGGCACTAAATACTGACAACGAAACCATATTTGGGAGAAATACTAATGGCCACATTACAATCACCAGGCGTATCAGTTACAGTAGTAGATGAAAGCTTCTATACTCCAGCTGCACCAGGAACTGTACCTCTAATTTTTGTTGCTTCGGCACAAGATAAAACTAATCCATCGGGTACAGTTGCAGTAGGCACTCAAGCTGCTAACGCTGGCACAGTTTACCTGATCACCAGTCAGAGAGATCTTACCACATAAGCCTGTGAACTTACGCCTAGCAAACTGTAAGCAGCTTGTAGGCCGTATTCGTTAATTTCGCCACCGTTGATTGGGTTTCCGCCCGCATCTGTGTAGA